TAAGGGAATTGAAATTTGTAACAATGCAGGAATCCCATCGTCAAAAATGCAATTTTTTATACTTATAGGATATGATACAACTCCAGAGCAAGACTATTATAGAGTTATGAAACTTTGGGAAAAACATGGTGCATTACCTTTTGTGATGCCGTATAATAAAAAAGATTTATATCAAAAGAGATTTGCAAGATGGGTAAATCATAAGGCTATTTTTAAATCAGTAGATTGGAAAGATTATAAATAAAAACTTATGACTGTTGTCAATCCTTGATGTTTATATGTAAACTTCTTACAATCAATAATGGGTATTTTTAATGGATGATGCTGATATACAACAGAAAAGCAGCAAAAGAGTAGTAGGAAGACCATTTAAGAAGGGGCAGTCAGGTAATCCTAAAGGAAGACCACCAAAGGATTTTGCAATATCTGATATGCTTCGTTCTATTTCTTCTGAAGTAGACCCTATTCTTAAAAAGACAAACCTTGAATTGATGTGCAGAACTGCTGTTGAACAAGCAATAGAAGGTGACCAACATGCAAGAAAGTGGGTAGCAGACAGGATGGAGGGTAAAGCCAGAGAGTATATAGAGCAGAAGATTGTTAAGGATGAATTGATTGTTGAGTGAAGTTCAGGATAAGAAAAGAAAACTTCCTACCTCACCAGTTACAATGGTGGGATTTGGATACATTCTACAAGGTTCTGGTCGGGGGATATGGCAGCGGAAAAACTTACATAGGGGCATTAAGGTGTCTATACCTGAGTTATTTGAATGCTCCTTATCCGGGAATGTATGTTTCACCAACATGGGGGTTAGCTACAAAGACAATCATCCTTACACTAAAAGAGATAATGGGAAGAGCAGAGCTTGATTTTACATTTAATCAACATCGTGGTGAGTTTATTATTCATAATTGGAGTGGGTGTATTTGGATTGGTAGTGGGGATCGTCCTGCTTCTCTTTATGGTGTTAATCTCGCCTTTGCTGGTATTGATGAGCCTTTCATCCAAAGGAAAGAAGTCTTCGACCAAATGGTCGCCAGAGTCAGAGTTAAAGATGCATCTAATAGAGAAATATTCCTCACAGGAACACCCGAGCAATTGAACTGGGGATGGAAGCTAACCAACAGGACTGACTTAGATATGGGTATAGTATATGGTTCAACATTGACAAACAGTTATCTACCCCAACAGTATAAGGATAATCTTCTTGCTACATATTCAGAAGAGCAGATAGATGCCTATGTATATGGCAAGTTTGTTAACCTAACTACCGGGAGAGTATACAGGGAGTTTGATAGAGTCAAGCATGTATCAACCAGGGAGAAGATGAATCTGCCTATTGGAATAGCTATGGACTTCAATGTTGATGCAATGACAAGTATTATATTCTATAAAGGTGCTGATTGGATACATGTATTTGATGAGATAAGACTGAAGAACTCTAATACATTTGAGATGTGTGAAGTGCTGAAGGGTAAGTACCCTGATGCTGTTTGCTATCCAGATGCTTCAGGCTCTGCCAGAAGGTCATCAGCTACTCAGAGTGACCATGATATAATAAAGAAGGCAGGGTATAGAATAAGATCACCAAGAAAGAACCCACCAGTGAGAGACAGGGTTAATGCAGTAAATAAGTTAATAAGAGATGGAAACTTCAGTTGTGAGAATTGTGTTAATCTCATAATGGATTTTGAACAGAACATATGGAAGTCGGGAGATATAGACAAATCAGACTCAGAGCAGAGCCATGCCAGTGATGCTATCGGGTATGCAATTAATTATCTCTTCCCGGTCAAGTCACGGACAGCAGTAACAAAAGGATGGTAATATGAAGAACTATTTTGGACAGTCGTCTAATAAGGTGGTTATACCAGAGTACGGTATGGATGCGGTCATTAAGTCTATAATGGACAGTCGGGAGATAGCTGAGTCAAAGAAGAATGCTGAATTGAATACTGCATTGGATTTTTATTTCAATCGTGATCTTGATAAGCATATAGAGCAATGGTTTCCAGGGGATTCACTTAAACAAATACCCCCCTTTCCCCAGAGACTTGTTCCCAGATTTGCAAGAGCAAGAATGATGTTATATAAAGCACCACCTAAGAGATTTATAGCTGGTGAATTGAATGAGGAGTATCGAGAATTGGCATTTCATTTAGATAGCAAGGCAAGGATATTTGCAGAAATCTGTTGGCTATTAGGTGAGGCTTGGATGAGGTCTAAGTGGAATGACAAACACGAGAGGATTGAATATGATATTATAGGCTCTGGTGTAAAGGAATACTTTATTGAAGGTGAATCTGAACCTTATGGAATCAGTTATGAAATAAACAAGAGTAAGCAACATGATAGACAGTTCATCTTCTGGTCTGAAGCAAGAGATGGTGACCCTGGTCTGCACTTCAAGTATTCACAGTCTGGTAAGAGGATACCTATAATTGGTAATCCTGAGATGATAAACCCATATGGTATATTACCATTCAGTAAAGTAACTAATCCCTCTGATGCTTCTGATGTTATAAGATGTGCAATACAGATTGGGATTGCTATGACTGAGATAGCATTGGGTGTGAGGTATTCATTAGGGCAGCCAGTTATGACAGGAGTAGATGAGGAGACTAAGATCAAGTCAGGTATAGACAGGGTTATTATGTTGCCAGAAGGTGCATCATTCAATTATGTAAGCCCAACAGGTTCTCTATCAGATATGATTGAAGCTGTTAAAGCAATGGCTAACCAGACAGCAGAGAACAATCATCTTAGGATCAGATGGGGTGAATCAGGTGGTAATTCTCCAAGTGGTGAAGCCTTACGAATACTTGAAATAGAGAATTTAGAGTCAAGAGAAAGTGACCAGCCAACATGGAGAGAATGGGAGAAGAACAGATATGCAGTAGACAGGGTGATTATAGAAACCCATACAGGTCAAACCTTTTCAGATGAACTATCTATTGATTATGAAGAAGCTACATTTCCAAAGTCATGGGCAGAGACAAAGGATGAGTTGTTGTTTAAATTAGAACAAGGCATTATGACCAAGAAGGAACTGTTGTTATATTTCAACCCTGATATGACAGATGAAGATATTGAAACAAGGCTTGGACAAGTAACAGAAGAGAAGGCAGCAGAAACAGAAGCAACTACCCCTCAACCACCAGCATTTGAAGGACTCAGGAAACTTGGTACAATCAGTCCTTGATTACATTGATGATTTAGACTCTCTATCTGATAAAGCAGAAGAAGATGCAGTCAATGAACTACTACAGGCTATTAATATAGATGAACTCTTACAAGACCCTGAAGGTTATTTACTTGCTCTTAGTGATGCCTTTCTTAATAGGCATATCAGTAACATTGAGAAGGCAACAGAAGCAGGGACTAAACATGCTAACAAGATATTAAAAGCCTTATGAATGTAGAAGTAACAATGGACTTTAATCTTGCCAAGATAAATTTAGACCTATCAAAGGAATTAAATACCATTGGTCAAATTATAAAGAAAGACCACTATCAAAGATTAGAATCAGGTCAAGGTGTTAAAGGTGGAATGCAACAATTAAGATCATCAACTATAAAGAAAAAAGGACATAGCAAGATTTTAGTCGATACAGGAAAGATGAGAAATCTTGTTGTTGAGAAAGCTACTAAGGCTAATCAGATGGTAGAGATTCATCCTGGGAGAAAAGAGAGATACAAAGGTTCAAATGTTACAATGTCAGATGTAGGAGGATTTCATCAATCAGGTGCTGGAAACCTTCCTAAAAGAGAATGGTTTGGTATTACAAAAGATGTAGAGAAAAGAGCAATCAAGCATATTGAACTAAGAATTGAGCAAGAGATTAATCGTGCCTGAACCATTAGAAGAATCCTTATCTATAATAGTAGCCAGTCAATTCTCTAACATTGCAGCACAAACCACTCTGGATTTACAAGGGTTAATTACAATGATGAAGGCAAATGGGATGTCAGATATTGCTATTAAAGAAGCATTGATGAATGATCTTACAACAGGGGGTAGATTGTTTGGCTCTTTCAGAAATCAAGTTAAGAATACAGTCAGATCAGGGATCAGAATAGCAGGGAACAATGCTTCAATGACAAGGTTCAAAGAAGAAGGTATTGAAGAGTTTGTATGGGTTACAGTATCCAAGAATCCATGCCCAGACTGTGCAGCAAGAGCTGGTGAAGTTGCTACAATGGAATACTGGGAGAATGTAGGTGTACCAGCATCAGGTTTTTCAGTTTGTCAAGGTAACTGTAAATGTGTATTTGAAGCATTAGGTTATAAAGGTGACACAACTATAGCAAGATGAGGACTTAGATAGAAAGGTCTTAAAAGGTCAAGAAAGGTTACTAAAAGGAAAGGAAAGGAAAGGTAAGGAAAGGTAAGAAAAGATATAATTATATTATATTATATTTAGTTTTATTTAATTAGATTATATTAAATTAAGTTACATTGAAAAATGTTAAAAATGTTAATAATAGCAAGAAAGGAGTAAGATATGACTCAAGATCAAGTGCAAGATAAGGCACAGGAAGTGACGACTACAGGTAAGAACAGTTCTGGTAACACCAACCGGGAATCAGAATTGTTGCATGAGGTAATGCAAAAGAAAGAACGGTTGAACAGTGCGATTGAAAGGGCTGATTCATTGCAGACTAAGTTTGATGAATTACAAAAACAGATAGCAGATAAAGAGGAATCAAGAAAGATTAAGAGTATGGAAGAGAAAGGTGAATATGATAAGATCATGGCGGATATGAACTCTAAACTTGAGATCTCTGAGAAGAAGTCTAAGGCTTGGGATGATTACCAGACCAATAGACGAGAAACATTGTTATCTGTATTGCCTGAAGAAGAACGGACTGTTTATGGGAAACTTCCACTCACAGAGTTGGAGTTTCATGTATCAAAAGTCTCTACGAAACCTTCACCGGCTTCTGTAGACAACTCCAAACCAACATCAACAGGTGGATATGCTTCTTTTGAGGAGTGGGCTCAGGTAGACCCGAAGGGGTACAAAAAAGCCAATGATCCACAAGCCTCTGGAGGAATCAAGATCGGATATGGCGACTGATTTATTTAAAGAGAAACTCGACCCAGATAATGATCTTCATCATAAGAAGGTAGATGGTGGAAAAGATATTGAATGTACTTACAAAGGTTCAAAGGTGACCTATGATGATTATCTTGACATCCATGAGGAACGAGGTGATCGAGTACAGCAGGGAAAGCCCCCTGGTAGTATTGGAGTGTTTAGCGGATTTGGTAAAGGAACTATGAAGAAATCGTATGAAGACTAATTTATTAAATCTCATTAAAA